CAGGAGACACCAACTGGAAGCGCTGGAGCTTTACTACAATTGAGGGCGGCAACGTCCCACCAGAGGAAGTCGAAGCAGCCCGCGCCCAACTGGACGCACGAACTTTCCGCCAAGAGTTCGAGGCCAGCTTTGAGAATCTCTCTGGTCTCGTTGCCGTTTCATTTTCAGACGCAAACATCTCTGCGGAAGCAAAAGACATCCCCGGCTACCCCTTACTTATCGGGGTGGACTTCAACGTGGACCCGCTCAGCGCAGTTTGCGGCATAAAAAAGGACGACACGCTCTACATTTTCGACGAAATCATGCTGCGCGGCGGCGCAACCACCTGGGATTTCTGCGAAGAAGTCCACCGCCGCTACGGCTTGGACCGTCCCATCAAAGCGTGCCCGGACCCAACTGGATCCGCCCGCAAAACCCAAGGCGTTGGAGCGACCGACCACGCCATTCTGCGCCGCTGCGGCATGGCAGTATGCGCCCCACGCAACCCATGGAAAGTGCGCGACAAAATCACTGCCGTCAACACAGCCCTTTTAGACGCCACCAGCACGCAACGCTGCTACATCCACCCGCGCTGCACCGAACTAATCAAAGCATTTCGCACCCTAACCTACAGCCCTGGAACGGGCCTACCAAACAAGAACCTAGGCGTTGACCACGCCTTCGACGCCTTCGGTTATCTATGCCTGCAACAATTTAATTTGGCAAAAGCTGGCTTAATGGGCAAAACATCCTATAGGCTTTATTAAAGTACAGAAAGCCATGTCGGATGAGCCGTTTCCCTACGCTGAATACCGCGATAACAACAACAAACCTCTCGTAAAGAAGCACAAGACGTGCAGCCCCCGGCATGTTATTGAAGCCCGCTGTCGCCGCCTCTATAAACACCAACTAGAAGGCAAAAGTGCCCGCCAAATCGTGGTAGAGCACATGAAGCGCGAGGGCATCAGCATGACCACCGCCTACCGCGACTGGAACCAAGTCCTCGCTTGGATCGACGAGGACTGGAAAAAGGACCGCGAAAGCATGATGGCCCGCATCCAAGCGATGCGCATGGAGCTATTTAACACCGCCGTAAAACGTGGCCAACTGCAAACAGCCAGCCAAATCTTGGATTCGCTGGGCCGCGTGGTGGGCGAGAGCACTCCCGAACAGGTTTCGGTCAACGTGCCATCACTAAACATCCAAATCGAACCAAAAGTCCCTACTGCTCAACTACCGGCATCAGATGCCCCTGCAATCGAGACTCCAATCGAAGTAGATGTGGCCGAAGTAGAATCAGAAAGCGTCCCCGAAGAGGAGTAAATCAATGCCCGGACACTATGGCCATGGCGGTAAGAAAAAGCCCAAATCCAAGGGCACAAAAAAGAAGTAAAATTGGACTAACCGCCGCCAAATCCATGCCTAAACGCGGTCTCTACGCGAATATCAACGCAAAGCGTAAGCGCATCGAGGCTGGATCGGGCGAAAAAATGCGCAAACCCGGTTCAAAGGGCGCACCAACGGCCAAAAACTTCAAAGATGCGGCCAAAACCGCTAAAAAGAAGCCAAAGCGAGGTAAAAAATAGTGGCAATCGTCAATGTAGTTGAAACAAAGCGTTTTACCAACGTCGTCGAGTACACCGGGGGCACAATGACCCTGGTAAATGACGAAATGCGTGTTCACGCACACGCTTCTGAGTTCACATTTGCAATCGAATCAACTGGGAACGCAAATTTCACCCTTGCTTTCGAGGCAAGCTTCAACGGGGGCACCACCTGGTACGAAATTGACACCAGCAAAACTATCAATTCTGACGGCGAATATGTCTATTATTACAGTGGCAAGAGCACTTCAACCATCCGCGTCCGCCTCGATTCCATTTCATCTGGAACGCCAAGCATCACCCCGCACATCGCAGTCACCTTCAACGGCTAATGGGCACTCGCATCGTTCCTGGTTTCTGCACGCACCTAGAGGTTGACGCCGAGTCACGCATGACCGGCGCAAGCTTTGCGTTCATGACTCCCCAAGACCCCGTTGACTTTGGGGCATTGATGACACGTCTTGCTTCCGGCATCGAAGTAATGATCGAAGTCGAGGACGAAGACGATGATTGAATACCGAGGCGAGAAATTCTCGGGCTACAACAAGCCCAAGCGCACCCCAAACCACCCCAACAAAAGCCATGCCGTCTTGGCAAAGGATGGCGACCAAGTAAAACTGATCCGTTTCGGCCAGCAGGGCGTCCAAGGCAGCCCAGATGGGACGGCCCGCAACAAAGCATGGAAAGCCCGCCACGCAGCTAACATCAAAAAAGGCAAAATGTCTGCCGCCTACTGGGCAAACCGCGTGAAATGGTGAATTAAGTGACCTATTCAGTTCCTGGCCAAATCCGCACCCACCTTGTCAGTTCAAGCACTGCTGGCGGTGTAGACAGCCCTTTCACCCGCACCCAAGCGGTGCTGGACATGATGAAGGGCTGGGAGATCATGAAAGCGGTAACGCTCGGAACCGAATATCTACGCGAAAACAGCGAAGCCTTCTTACCGATTGAACCCCGCGAGGATTACACCGCATACCTTGCCCGAGTCAACCGCGCCGTCTTCTCCCCGTTTACCCAGCGCCTGGTACGAGCCGCCGCCGGTCTCATTTTGCGCAAGCCAATTAGCTTGGTTGGCGATCCTTACTGGACAGACGTATTCGCTAAGGACGTGGATGGCTGCGGATCAGACTTGGATGAGTACGCCCGCCGCCTACTCATCTGTTCGCTGACCTACGGCCAAGCGCACACGCTGGTGGACTTTCCAGCACCAACTGGTGCCCGAAGCCTTGCCGAAGAGCGCGACCTAAACCGCCGCCCTTACTGGATTGAGATCGACCCAGCAAACATCTATGGCTGGCGCTTAGACCGGGAGGTCAACTACGGCAAGTTGATTCAGATCCGCCTGAAGGAGAAGGCAGTCGTACCTGACGGTGACTTTGGCGAAAAGGTTTACGACCAGATCCGTGTAATCGAGCCTGGCCGCTATCGAGTATTCCGCCAAGTGGAATCAATGAAGGGAATGTCAGGCGGCTTCCCATACCCGAATGCTTTTGACGCCACCGACGCGACATCAGACTACGAGCTGGTCGAATCTGGCGACTACAGCTTGGGCGAAATCCCCCTGGTAACGACCTACTCGGGCAAAACGGACACAATGACCAGCAAGCCCCCGCTGCTGGACATCGCATACCTAAACCTGGCACATTTCCAGCGTCAAGCCGACCTAATCCACAGCCTGCACATCGCCTCACAACCAATCCTGGTCATGGAAGGCTGGGACGACCAGACCAAGGACACTGCGGTCAGCGTGAATTATGCGATGGCGACTGCACCCGGCAACAAGATTTACTACGTCGAGCCTGCCGCCAGCGCATTCGAGGCCCAGTCTGCTGAGATCAAAGAGCTGCAGATGCAGATGGCCACACTTGGCATCAGCACTTTGAGCCAGCAGAAGTTCGTTGCGGAATCCGCCGAAGCCCGCCGCTTGGACCGCGTAGACACAAATTCAATGCTTTCAATGGTGTCCTTGGATGTGGAGCAGGCACTGCAGAAGTCATTTAACTTGGCTGCGAACTATGTAGGTATCGAGCCACCGCAGGTAAAACTGAGCCGCGACTTCGATATTGACCGCCTGATCGGCCAAGACATCACGGCACTTACTGCGCTATTCGATCAAGGCGTACTGGACCGAGATGAGTTCCGCCAGATCTTGGTTGAGGGCGAAGTTCTTTCAACCGCAACAGAGTCTGGGACTTCTAGAAGTAATTCAGTAGAATAAAGAGTCACTACAAAAAGCCAATGGGCCAGTCATTAGAAAAGGTGTTGCAGCCTGACGGTTCCTACAAGTGGGAATTGGTAGAGCTGCGCGAGCCTCAGCCCGAGCCAAAAGTGTGTAAGCCCACCCGTAAACGGAAGCCAGCAGCCGACTCTGCTAGCGAACCCACGTCCCTCGACTTCAACCTCTGATCATGGAAGAGCAAGTAATCCAGGAAGCGCCCGTGGCGCAGCCTGAGCAGCCTGTGGCTGCAGAGACCAGCGCTCCAGACCCCACTGCCTCTTTGAAGGCAGAGTACGAGAGCCAGCTTTCTGAACTGAGAGCCAAGGCATCCGAAGCAGAGGAGCGCTTCCAGGGCATCAAGACCAAACTTGATGAGGTCTACAAAAAGCAGGACGACCAGCGCAAAAAGACGTTGGAAGACCAAGGTCAGTGGAAAGACCTTTGGGAAGAGGCCAACAAAACTGTGCAAGAAAAGGACCAAGCTCTTAGCGACCTCCAGCGTCAGCTAGAAGACCTAAAAGTGTCTAATGAGCTTGCAGCCACCCGCACAAGTGCTTTGGCAGCAATCAGCCAAGCTGGCGCAATCAATGCAGAGCAGATGTTGCTGCTGCTGCAAAACAACCTCCACCGCAGTGAGGACGGCAGCGTCTCAATCCTGGAAAAAGGTGTTAAGCAAGACCTTAACACTTATCTGGGTAACCTTAAAAATCCCGGATCAGGATTTGAGCATCACTTCAAGCCCAGCAGTGCTGCAGGAATGGGTGCCAAGCCTACGCCTAACTCTGCTGTTGCGCCCGGTATGGCTAACCCTTGGAAGGAGGGTAGTATTAACATAACGAGGCAAATGCAGATTGACGCGCAAGAACCTGAGCTTGCAGCAGTGCTGAAGCGGGAAGCGTCACTGTAAGTCCCTGTGGGGCGGCCTCTACAAGTCTGTGGCTTGGATCCCGTCAACCCTGACTTTGGTTTTTAACCATGGCCGCCCCATTTCAGAACTATTCCGGCGGTGTCCTGCTCGCGGACATCGTAAAAAGGAATAACCTCAGCGCTTATGTTTCTGAGGCAATCAAAGAGCGTTCTCTGTTCGTAAAGAGCGGCGCTGTTGTGCGCAACTCTCTGCTGGATGCCCGCGAAGGCGGCACCCGCATTCAAGTTCCCGAGTTCAACCCTGTGGCTCCTACCGAGGAGATCATGGACGGTACTGCAACTTGGGGCACCAGCACTGAGGGCTACCTGACCCCTCAGAAGATCGGCACTGCAACCCAGATTGCCACCATCTGCCACCGCGGTTTCGCGTATGCAGTGGATGACGTGGCACTGCTGGCTGCTGGTGAAGATCCCATGCTCCACATCCGCAACCAACTGGCCGACGCCATCAACAAGCTGAACAGCGCCCGTCTGTTCTCTCAACTGGCCGGTCTGTTCGGTACTGCACTGTCCAGCCACTCCTTGGACAAGGCTGTTGCTGCCACTTCTGGCCAAGCTGAGGCCAACTACCTGACTGCTGCCAACGTTGCTGAGGCCCGCTCTGTTCTGGGCGAGCGCGGCGACGAGCTGGACATTCTGGTTGTCCACCCTTCTGTTGGCTTCTACCTGTATCAGGTTGGTCTGCTGACCTTCTCCACTTCGGCACTGGCTGCTTCTGGCGCTGTGACCTGGGGTGGCGGTGGCGTCGGCGTGAATGCCCGAGCCATCGGCGAGTTCGCCGGTTGCCAGGTCATCATGGACCCCCAAGTCAACACTGTCCGCCCCGGTACTGCGACCCACGTCAGTGAGTTCCGCTGCTACCTGATGAAGTCCGGCTCAGTGATGGAAGGTGTGCAGCAGGATCTGCGCATCGAAGCTGACCGCAACGTGCTCTCCAAGCAAGACGTGCTGTCTGTTGACTACCACACCGCCTATCACGTTATGGGCACCAAGTGGACAAATGCCAGCGACAACCCCACCAACGGCACGCTGGCTACTGCCGGCAACTGGAGCGCCACCTACGACATCGACCTGATCCCCATGGTCGAGCTGATCGTCAACACCCCTCTCGACACATCTGCTATCCCTTCCTGATAAGATCAGACTGGACTGCGAGGTTCCCGGCCCCACTTCGGTGGGGTTTTTTATTGGCGTTAAACTGAAACAAAGCATCGTGTAATGTCGTGGCCGCTGTAATTGACGCCACTCTTAAAGGGGCCTCCTCCAACAGCTTTGTAACGCTGGCGGAGGCAAACTCGTACTTTGAAACCGTCCCAAACAGCAGCACTTGGGACGACAAAACCGATGACCAAAAGAACCGCGCAATCATCAGCGCGACCCGCTGGATCGACAGCCTTAATTTTTACGGCGACCGTTGCAGCACAAGCCAGGCTTTGGACTGGCCACGCAACAACTACCACGTAGACCGTGTAGAGCTTCTCTGTAGCGAAATCCCATCTCAAATCAAGTACGCAACGTACGAGCTGGCCCGCGCCTTGGCAAACGATCCAGACGCGCTAACGGGCAACACCGGCACCAGCGGCATCTACGAACAAGTCGAGCTGGGCGAACTGAAAGTTAAGTACAACACTGACAGCCAAGCGGTCGGATCAATCAACAACGTGTTTGACGTTTACCCATGGCTTCAGTCCTACCTTGGCGCATACACGATTGGCGGCTCCGGCGGCTTTCAAGTGCGTGTAGTGAGGGGTTGACATGGGATTGATCGACGACACTTTCGCCCCTGTACCAAAACGAATTCTTGCGGATTGGGGCCAAGACATCACCTATTTGAAGACCGTCACACCTCGTGACTACGAACCAAGCACGGGAGATGTCCGTGGTTCGGATGTTGAGGTCACTGTGCGCGGAATCATCAGCCGGTTGACGCCTAGAGAGGCTGATGGTTTGTATCAAACAACTGATGTAAAGATTCTTATCGGCAGCGAGGAGCTTGAGGACTATTACCCAACAGAAGCGGATCGTGTACGCTATACCCAAGCGGGGGAAACCCGCGAAGCGAAGATTATCAATGTTCTTACTTATCGAGGCGACAAGCCCGTTTACCACACCCTGATCGTGAGGCCGCAGTAATGGCACGGGGATTCAAGAAAGCTACAGACGTTGTAAAAAGGTGGGATAGAAATACCTCTTCCCTTATCCTTTTGGCGGCGATTGATGCCGCAACTCGTACTGTAGATGAACTTCAAAGAGAAGGTCCAAGTTGGACTGGACGATTTTCAAACTCATGGCAAATAGAAGGCCCACAAGGCCAAATAGTTAAAGGTGACGGGCGGCCTGGAGAACCAAGAAAACTTCGTTTCAATAAAGGGCCTTTTACCGGCCCACAAGCTGTGGCTACCTTTTTAAGTAGAAAATTGTTCAAGGATAAAGTTGTGTTTACAATCTCAAACTTTGCAGACCATGCAGCTACAGCTATCGATGCAGTAGAACATGGTAAAGACTACTACCCCAAAGGCTGGCGGATTTCCCCGGAAGGGCCTAAAACAAATCAGGGCAAAAGTAATTTTGATCCAGTCGACTCTGGTCGAAAAAATACCTCTGTTCGGGGAGAAATAGGCGGCGGAGATCCCAATAGCATGTCTAGCAGGACAGCACCGTTGGATTGGTTTGCCACTTTTGCAGACGGTGGTCGTTTAGACAAAGCAATTAAAATTGAAATGGACAAAGCACTGCGGAAAGCATTTAAGTGAACTACCAAGCGATCCGGGCATCAATGGAATCACCGCTGTTAAAGGCTTTTAGGTCTTTAACACCCCCAGTGCCGGTGTTTTTTGACAACATTACCGCTGTCCCACCAAACACCACCACCGAGTATGTCCGCATCAACATCACTTTTGGCATAACCAACGAACCAACCCTGACATCAAGCGTTGACAACGCCCGTGGAGCGCTTGTTATCCGCATTTTCACAGAAAAGGGCCGTGGTCCGGCTCGCAACCAAGAGCTTCTCACAACGGCAGTATCGACTTTAGAAAAAATTAACGACACCGCCAAAAAGACTACGGGAGTTTATGTAAAAATTGGCGAAATAAACGGCCCAACATTCTCCTCGACAGAGGAATCGCCACATTTTGTGGGCCGAATTGACACAGGCTATGTAGCCACTGTGCTTTCATAAAGACCTGCGCTAACCTGTAATAAGCCGGGCTGTGCCCGCAGAAACCTTCATTTCTTGGTACGCCCAATGGCCACCACCGTTCTGTCCGGCACCTCAGGTGCCCTTTACTATAAGCCCGCTGGTACAACCGGCAGCTTTGCCGAGTCCGACGTAAGCACCGCTGATGATGAAATCACGGTGCAAACTTACCTGAACCTCAAGGTAGGCGATCCTGTCCAGTTCAGCGTGGTGAACGCACAGACCGGCGGCTCCGGCACTGGCACGCTGCCTGCTGGCATCAGCACTGGGACCACTTACTACGTCATCTCTTACACCGCGTCAACCGGCGTTCTGCAGGTGTCTGCAACGTCAGGCGGCAGCACCATCACCATCACGGACGATGGCACTGCAACGTCTCCTAACGAGTTCCAAGTCGCTTACGCAGAGTTCGCTGTTGTCGGACAAGTCCGTGACTGGAGCTTTGAGATCAGCAGGGCTGAGATCGACGTTACCACGATCGGTGAAGATCCCGGCCAGTACGTTCCTTTCCGTTCTTACATCTCTGGTTTTGGTGACGGCAGCGGCTCCGCCACGGTTTATATGACCGATGAGGACGCTGCGCTGTCCAACCGGATGATCGAGGACGTTCTGCAGCGCCAGCAAGTTGGTGCAGCCTTCAAGCTCTATACCGACCGTGTTTTTAGCGGCGGCAGCCTTGACGAAACCCTGAGCCGTTCGATTGAGTTCGATGCTGTGCTTACCTCCGCCAGCCTGAACATCAACCCTGACGACGCCCAGTCAGTGAGTGTCAACTTCCGTCCTTCCGCAACACCCACCTTCGACTTCAGCACCTCCTCCTGATAAGTCACTACAAGGCAAAGATAAAAGCCCTGGTTCGCCGGGGCTTTTTCATGCCAAAACGCTACAGTAGATTCATACACCACTATTTGTCATGCCGGTTCCTACCCGCGCTATTGATCGTCTTCGCAAAGCGGCGAATCTTGAGCCCAACAAACGCGAAGTAGAGCTTTCTGACGGCACCGTATTTGAAATGTACGTTAGTCCGCTGACGATGGCCGAGCGCGAACGCGCCCAGAAGCAAGCAAAATCAGACGACGCTTCCGCATTCGCACTCCAGCTGCTGATTAACAAGGCAAAGGACGAAAACGGCAATAAACTGTTTTCTGCCGGAGAGATCGACATTCTGAAGAACGAAGTCAAAGACAAAGACCTGCAGTCTCTGATGCTGGCCATTCTGGATGATGGCAACGAAGAGCCGATGGACCCAAAAGCCTAGTAGCGGATCTTCGCAAGGACAACTGGCTCATGCTGCAGTTTGGCGTTGCCAAGGAACTGGGCATGAGCTTGTCCGAAGTCCGCACCACAATGACGCCGGAAGAGCTAATCGCCTGGAGCGCCTACTTCCAGATCCTTAATGAAAACCAAGAAAGAGAGATGGAAAAAGCTCGCCGTCGACGTTAAACTAGGAATAGTCAATACGCGAAGCTGTGGCTTACCAAAGCGAAATCGAGCTTCGCGTAAAAGTTTTGGATAAGGAGCTACAGGATCTAGAAAAGCGTTTAGAGAAAATACAAAATCCCTTTGACGTATCTGGCAAGAGAAAACGTACCGCCGCACAAGCGGCTGCAGTCCGTTCTCAAAGAGCCGAAGCCGATCTTGTACGGCAGTCTATAGAAGACTTGGACCGACTTCGGGAAGCGAAGGAGCGCAAGAGATTACAGACAAATCTTCGTAGAGTCCGTTTTTTACGAGACCAGCGAATAAAAGCTGAGCGTGAGGTCCAAAATGCCGCGAGCAGTGCGCTCATCGGTGGTGCGTTCCCGCTGTTGTTTGGCCAAGGCTTGGGTGCGTCTGTGGGCGGTGCTTCTGGCGGTGCTGCTGGCGGCCTGTTGGGCGGCCAATTTGGTTTTGGCTTGTCTTTGGTTGGAACAGCAGCGGGTAATGCGTTTGATCAACTTATACAAAAAGCAGGGGATCTGTCAGTCGCATTTGAAACAGCTAGCGGTACAAGCACTGCCCTTGAAGCCATTATAGGTAGATTAGATAACTCTTTAAAAAGAAGAATCGACAACCTAGAAAAGTCAGGTCAGGCTGGTGCGGCAGCTAATCTTGCGTTCCAAGAACTTGCAAAAACTATAGGCGTAGATAACGCCAACGCTTTAGTTACAGCTGGCCAAGATTTTCAAAGAATTGGAAAAATTATAGGAGAAGTTGCGACTAGCTCTCTTGCGCTTGTGCTGAGATTAGCTCAGGAAGTTTTTAATTTAGAAGATAGAGATCCGCTTAAAAATGTACCAGAAATAACTCCAGAGTTACGAAGGGCTCGCGCAGAAGCGGCAGGTGATACTAAAATACAGCGGCTTCAAGAAGATGCGGCTAAAGCTCGTCTTGAAAATGATCTAAAAGCTTTAGATGTTATCCAAAGAAGATTGGTGTTAGAAAAACGAGATAAGGAGCTTGCGCGAATTGGCGCAGCAGCGCTTGACGGTAGTTTAGACAAGGAGATAGCAAGAAACCAGATAGAGCAAGCTAGATCAGCGGCAACAGAGCAGCTTTTAGAGTTAGACAAAAAAGTTACAGATCAAAAGGAAAGACAAGCTAGATTAGACCAAACAGCTGTAGAGCAGGCGAGAAGAAAGCAAAAAATCGAAGCAGACCGCACAAGACGCGAAGCAGAACGCGCAAGACGCGCAGCACAACGAGCCCAACAACTTTCAAGGCGTCAACAGGTTCAAGGCTTTAATATAGACCTACAGCAGTTAGATGTTAATAGCGCACGGGTTGCTGCCAATCGAGGAGAGGTGTTTGGATTAGGAAAGCAATTAGATAGCTTACAAGCAAAACGAAACTTGCAAATAAGCATCGCAAGACTGACTATAGAAGACACCGAAAACCTTAAAAAACAAGAGGAGTTAATAAGGAGCAGAATTGACCTAGAACAGACGATATTAGTAACTAAAATAAAGCAAGCAGTAGCTCAAGAAAGAATTAATGATCTTACGCTGCAAACAGGAACTGATTTTGGACAATTATCAGGAACTCTTCGCCCTGTTCTTGCCCTACAGGACAACGTAGGGTTTGAAGCTGGTGCGGGGTTATCGGGTGTGGTGTCTCAAGAAGTGGCTGTAGCCAAGCTTACAGAAAAGTACAAAGAGCTTGGTTTAGCGGCGCAGGC